GCAACCTGGTTCCTTACCATGTTTACAAACGCATACAATAACGTGACCAGTGTATTTGCGGCAATCGGTTCCTGGTTCGGCGCCAGGTGGACAGAAATTAAAACCGCACTGGCAGCAGTGCCGCAGTGGTTTGGCACGCAGTTTCAGAACGCATGGACCAATATTAAAAACGCATTTGCCAATGTGACTTCTTTCTTTTCAAATTTATGGAATAAGATAAAAGGTTGCTTTGTAGATGTTGGCGTGAAAATTGGTTCAGCGGTAGGGGATGCCTTTAAATCGGCAATCAATTCCTGTCTTGCCACAATAGAGGGCGTTGTAAATAAGTTTATCCGCATGATAAATGGAGTAATTGGAATTATCAATAAAATACCAGGAGTTTCCCTGGGAAGTATCGGGGAATTATCATTGCCACGTTTGGCAAAGGGCGGAGTGTTGCGAGAGGGAACGGCCATGGTAGCAGAAGCCGGCCCGGAACTTTTAAGCATGGTAAACGGAAAGGCAGTTGTTACGCCGCTGACAGGTTCAGCCAGAAACCGAAGTCTGGAAAACACAGGAAGCGGAAAGGGCGGATATAGCCAGACAATCAATATTTCAAGCCCAAAAGCGTTAAGCCCTTATGAAGTAGCAAGACAAACCAGATTACAGACAAGAAGCATGATTTTGGCAGTACAAAGGGGGTAAATGAAGTGTCAGACATTAAAGTGATATGCACAAGTGACAAAAACGTGTCCATAACCTTTACCTGGGACGAGTTTACCCCGTTCCACCTGGTAGACATAGAGGGGATTTACGGAATAGAAGCCAATGTGGTAACAAGTGAGAACACAACCACGGACGGAAGTACATACCAGGGAGCCACAGCAAAGGAAAGAAATATTGTGCTGACCGTGGAAATGGACGGGAATTACAGAGAAAACAGAAATCTTTTGTACAGGACATTCCCTATTAAAAGGACAGGGAATATGCAGTACATAGAGGACGGAGAAGCCAAAACCATTGAATATGAGGTGGAAAGCATCATACCGGGTGCAACAACGGGCGTTGTAAGAGATTACACCATTTCATTGAAGTGTACAGACCCGTATTTTAAAGACCTGGCAGATATTGAAGTGGTAATGGCTTCATGGGTAAGTGATTTTTATTTTCCGGCGTGTTTCCCGGAAGAGGGCCGCATATTTGGGCACAGAGAAGCGGACCTGGTAAAAGAAATTGAAAATGACAGCGGAGCCGACAACATAGGTATTGTGGTAATCTTCCGGGCAGACGGAGCCGTGAAGAACCCGGCCATATATCATGCAGAAAGCGGAGAATTTACAAAGGTTGGATATTTGGACAATGATTTTACCATGGCATCCGGCCAGTATGTCATCATAAATACATACACAGGAAAGAAAAATGTATATCTTTTGGACGGAGTGACCCAGGCGGAAATTGAGAGTTACAAAAACGCCTACGGCGTAATTGACTGGGACACGGTAATTGAAAAGTTCGGAACTGTTATAAATGAATACCTGGACGAGGACGGGGACTTTATACAGTTACAGGACGGAACAAATACGTTGACCTACTCAGCGGACGAGGGAACCAATTACCTTTCTGTTTCCGTGTATTACAGAATTTCTTATCTGGGGGTGTGATGATATGGAAATACACGTTTATGACAGGAATTTGCGGCGTTTAGGCCATATTGAAAATCACACTTCCCTGCAATGGCACCGTAAATATTATGAGTGCGGCACCTTTGAACTTCATTGCCCGGTCACGGCGGAAAATTTAAGGCTTTTACAGCCGGGGAACATTATCACAAAGGGAGATAACAAGGCAGAAGCCGCAGTGATAAGAGGGGACCAGGCAGAGGAAGAAAGCACCCTGGTAAATGAAATAACCAGGAAAGGGCACTTTTTACCAATCTATCTGGGGGACCGGCTGACCGGGCCATTATTCAATTTCAGCGGAACGGTAGAAGATGCCATGCACTACATGATAAACCGTATGGAAAAAATACCGCTTTTGCAGATTGGAGCAGATACAGGGGACGCAACCAAAGTCCAGTTCCAGGCCACTTATAAAAATGTACTGGAATATATTATAAAAATGGCGAGGTATGCGGAAATAGGTTTCAGAGTAGTGCCGGATTTTAAGAAAAAGACCATGACGTTTGAAACCTACAAAGGCATAGACAGAACCCAGGCACAAGGGAAAAACCCAAGGGTTATTTTTTCTGAAAGTTACGATAATCTGAACCAGGCAAAGCATAATTACAGTGACGCAACCATGAAAACAAAGGTTATTGTGGGCGGTGCCGGAGAGGGGGCAAACCGTGTATATGTGACGGTAGGCGGCGGAACCGGGTTTGATTTACGGGAAGTGTTTTTGGATGCCAAGGATATAAACAAAGACGAACTGACAGAAAAAGAATACCTGGAAGCATTGCGGACCAGGGGACAAGAATACTTGAACGAAAATAAGATTTTTGAAAACTTTGAAGCAGAAGCAGAAGCGGACGTTAATTTTATTTACGGAAAAGATTATGACCTGGGGGACGTTGTGACGGTAAAGAAGAAAAAGTGGAACACTACACAAAACCTAAGAATTACAGAACTTTGCGAAGTTTACGAATATGGGGGAATGTATGTGGTGCCTACTTTTGGGGATGCCCTGCCCACCACAATAAAATGGGACGAATAAACGGAAAGGAGAGAAAAGACCATGGCAGTTAGAGGATTTTTTTACAATGCCACAGACCTAAACGATAAAGAGCATATGTACAACGGCCAGGATATGAATGAGGACAAAGCCCCGTTTTACAAAGAGGGCGTGGCATATGGGCATTTACAGGTCACGGCAGCAGGCGGAAGCATGGAAGTGGTGGTGGACGGTGGCACCCGGACAGGGTACGCATACATCAATTTGCACACCATACACAATACGGCACCGCTGACCCTCACGTTAAGCCAGGCAAGCGGTACACTTCCGAGGATTGACCGCATTGTGTTAAGGAATGACGAAACAGAAAGAAAACCAAGCATTTATGTTTTAGAGGGGGCCTTTTCAAGTAATCCGCAGGCCCCGGAACTTTTAAACAATGATGTTATCCAGGAAAAGAGCCTGGCACGCATTTATATTCCGGCAGGAGCCGTGGAGATTACACAGGCAAACATAACAGATGAAAGGCCGGATGATACCGTGTGCGGCTTCATTGGTTCCCAGTTTGAAGAATTGGACTTTTCACAGTGGAACGCCCAGTTTAGCAAATGGTTTTCAGAAGAGAAAAAAGCAATGGAAAAAGACCACGCCAATTTTGTAAAACAGTATGAAAATCTGACGCAAGGGTTTATGGATGAACAGGCAGCAGAATGGAACAAATGGTTTGAAGAAAAGAAAACAGAACTTGCCGGGGATGTGGCCGGGAAATTACAGTTGCAGATTGATGATTTAAAAACCAAAGTTCACAACATGGCATACAAAGTGTACATGGAATATTTTTTGGAGAGCATCACAACGCCCGTTACCATTACCCTTACAAATACCACAACGGGGACCGTACAGACGGCAGAGGTTACGAAAAGCGGAATTGGATTTTATGTTACTGAAGCCGGGGAATACACCGTGGAAAGCAACATGGAAAGCGTTATGGCGATACCAAAGAAATTCAAGGCAGACAATACGGACCTTATGCACACCATAACCATTGCTTTGCGTGAGGGTACAAACATGGCTTACATAGGAAACTATATTGGCACCTATTTATTAAAAGAAAGTGAGGAAAAGAGAAGATGAAAGGATTTCCGAAAGTAATCAAAACAAAATCAGACCTGGTAAACACGTTCAAATTGGTAAAGCGTGGCCGACTGGAAAAAGAAGATTGGTTGGCAGCAGTTGAAAAACTGGAAAATCAGAACTGGATTATGTGCCCGGTCATTGAATTATCAGAGGATAGAAAGACCGTAACCATTATGTATTGTGCAGAGGTAGAAGAGGGGCAAAAAATTAAAAATGGGGCAGTATATCCGACTGTACAGGGAATTAAAATCGTACATATCAATAAAGACACGGGAGAAGAACAGACAGCGGCAGAAAACATGGAAACAGGACAGAACAATGACATTGCCCACACCGTTCTTTCTATTTCAAAGGCACTGAACATGGGCAGCACAGAAATTGGCATCCCGGCAGAAGTGACATTTTATGACCGCCTGGGCATCACAGAAGAGGAAGTGGAAGCAATGAAAGGAGAGTTGGCATAATGAGCAGATTATTTATTTATGATGAAAACATGGTGGATGAAAGGGCGAAAATTACAGTTGCTAAAATGGCCGCTGTTTCTGACATTGTAGCCCCAGAAAAACAGTACATACAGTACACCAATAAGGGGGAAGTTACTGTATTAGACGGATGCGTCATTGCCGTGGGAGAAAATGCGGTATTTAAAACGGTAGAAAAAGCATTAACAAAAGCAAACCTGGACCAGGGGGCAGATTTTGAACATGGAAAGGATTACTATATTTATATTTGCGACCCTGGAACAAACAGCCAGGATGAAATTTATTTGATTTCCTTAAATTCCACATTCCCGGACGGGGAAACCTGGGATGACACCAATACAAGGAAAATTGGTGGCTTCCACTATGGAAGAGTGCGTAATACAGACGAACACGGAAGAGCCATAAACGCTTCCGGGTCCGTAAGGGGGAGTGGTTGGGAAAGTAATACTCGTGTGGATATTCTGCCCAATTCCGTATGGACAACAAAACACCGCCCAAAATGCGACCCGTCCGGCATGGTGTACCTGGGAAATGCGTTGTGGGGGGATATTTACCTTTCCAGTGATGACGGAGCCAATGGCTTACAGTCAGTGTATAATGGCACACCGATTACAGGAACCGAGGGACTTAACTGGTATATTGCCGGAGAACGTGCAAGACGTGTAGGAAAAAGGCTGCCGGATTACATGGAATTTACAGTGGCAGCAGACGGAAGCCCACAGGGCCTTGACAATTCCAATACAAACGGTTGGACGGCAAAAACCAACACGGCCAGAACGGCAGTGGGGAAAATTGCAAATGCTGTCAGTGCATTAAATATTTGCGACCTGGTGGGAAATGTTTGGAAATGGTTAAATGAGTTGATGCACGACCCAACGGCGGCATCTGGTGCCTGGTATGATGTATTCGGTGGAGGTTACGGTCAAGCGTGGATGTATTCAAGCACTGGCTTGCACGCCCTCATTGGCGGCGGCCGTTGGGACTACGGCGTGTATTGCGGTTCACGGGCCGTCCGTTGCAGCAGTTACCCGTGGAACGTGGGCGCGGACATTGGCGTGTGGTGCGTGTGTGACAGTCTGTAATCCCGTTGGGGTGGGCAAAAGCCCAACCCCAACATGGAAAGGAAAATGAATAATGGCGGCAGAAAGGAAACCAGAAAAACAAATTGATGCCTATATGGAAAGTATGAAAGCATACCAAAAGACGTATGAATTTCTTTTATATATTTATCCAATATTGGCACAATTTCCAAAGTTTGAAAAGTTTGCATTGCAGACGCAGATTAAGACGGCCATATTTGAAATGTTAAAGGATTTAATCCGTTTCAAGAAAACGGGAACAAAAAGCCACCTATATGCGGCGGATATAGAGTTGCAGTTTATAAAAACCCTGGTGCGGCTTTCGTATGATTTGAATTTGCAGGGAATGAATTATAAAGCAATGAGCAAACACCGTTATGAGGTTATAAGCAGACACATAACAGCAATAGGAAGTACGCTAAACGGAATAATTGAAGCGGTAAAGGCCGGAACATGGAAACCGGATAAATAAGAAATATGGGGAAACTGTTAATTCGCACCGGGCCTTTCCTGGCTTGCACGCCCTCATTGGCGGCGGCAATTGGAACAACGGCGTGTATTGCGGTTCACGGGCCGTCAATTGCAACAATTACCCGTGGAACGTGAACACGAACATTGGCGTGTGGTGCGTGTGTGACTAATCAGTATATTACAGGCACAGAAACATTATTTGTTACTGGCAAAGATTTATCTATTATTTTTCGATAAGTCAGACGGTTTTCCCGTTCCGGGGCACACCTGGACAAAATAACAAAGGCACCGCCTTTTAGTAGAAGAGTATTTGAAAATTGGTAGGGCAATTATGAAAACAGTTAAAGGATTACATGAGAAAATGCACACCTTTGACAATGCCAATACTTCTTTTAGAAAGGCCGCAAAATGCAAGCGGTACAGCAAAGAAGTATTGGCTTTTTCTATGTCAAAGGAAGAGGAACTTTTGAGAGCGTGCGAGGAAGTGAAAAACCTTACATACACCCAGGGAGCATACACCATATTTAAAGTGTGGGAGCCAAAAGAAAGGTTAATCATGGCACTGCCGTTTTATGACAGAGTAGTGCAGCACATGATTGTAAATATCATAGGGCCAGTATTTGAACAGGGCTTTTATTATCACTCTTATGCTTGCCATGAGGGAAAGGGGATGCACGCAGCAAGCGAACAGTTATCACAATGGATGTATGAATTGATGATAAAAGAGGGATTGCGGCTTTATGGATTTAAAGGGGATATACACAAATATTTTGCATCCATTCCACACAATAAATTAAAAGAAGAAAACAGGCGATACATAGGGGACAAGAAAGCCCTGTATTTAATGGACGGTATTATTGATAAAAACGGAATACTGCCGGACGGTGTAGGAATACCAGTTGGAAATCTTACAAGCCAGTTATTTGCCAATGTATATGGGAATAAACTGGACAAGTTCGTGAAGCATACCTTACACGCAAAGTATTACATCAGATATATGGATGATTTTGTAATACTTTCCGCAGACCTGGAACAGTTGAAAGAATGGCGGAAACGGATAGAAGAATTTTTAGAAAAAGAAATGGAGTTACAAATAAATCCAAAAAGTACCATTTTATATGCCGGAAATGGGATTGATTTTTGCGGATATATCCACCACCCGGAATATAAAAAGGTTCGCAAAGCATCCGTGCGGAAGTTAAAGAAGAACGTAAAACAATTAGAAGCCGGGGAATTGGAACGTGTAGAGTTTGAAAAGAAATATCAAAGCAGATTAGGACATATGGGACACGCTGACACCTACCACCTTACAAAGGCCATAGAATATGAATTGTTATTCTGGGAATGGGAACAAACGGAAAGCGGCATTGCAATTCCGGCATAGCGTGAAGAAATAACCGGGTCAGAATTTGAACACGGCAAGGGGTATGATGCACATAAGGGCAAAAAGAAAGGAGAGGACAACAAAATGGATTTACAAACACTTTTGCTTGCTATGAGCATCCCAAGCGGTGTGACCGCTTTTTGTTTTTGGCTTGTCGAAGAAAAGATGAAAAGAGAAAGGCGAGAACAGGAAGAAAAAGAAAAAGTGCGGCAGAAAAGTGAAGTCTTATTGATTAAAAGCGTTATGGCTTCCATAGCCCTGGGAGAAGCGGCAGCCACCGCACTGAAAAACGGACACGCAAACGGGGAAACAGAAGCCGCCCTGGAATACGCCCGGAAAATTAAGCATGAGCAAAAGGACTTCTTAACAGAACAGGGCATAAAAGGACTTTATGAGTAACAGCAGACAAGCGGAAAGGAGAAAGCACAATGAAAAAAATTGATTGGGTAAGAAAGTTGACAAGCAGGAAGTTATGGACGGCGGTTGCATCCTTTGTTTCCATGATGATTGTTGCGACTGGCGGAGCAGAGAACACCGCCACACAGGTAACGGCACTCATTATGGCTGGGGCATCCGTTGTGGCCTATATCATTGGCGAGGGGCTTACAGACCAGGCAAACGCCGGAGTGGAAACAACGGTGGAAGTGACAGAAGAGGAAGCGTAAGGGTATGGAAAAACAGGAATTTATAAAGCAAATTGCCGGATATGTGAAAAAGTATGCTGCCGGGTACGGGATTAAAGTACATAGCCCTATTATTGCACAGGCAATACTTGAAAGCGGTTGGGGAGAAAGCAGACTGGCCGCCGTGTACCATAATTATTTTGGATTGAAATGTGGGACAAAATGGACCGGCAAGAGCGTAAACCTTAAAACTATGGAAGAATACACGCCGGGAACTCTTACACAAATTAAGGATAATTTCCGGGTGTATGACAACATGGAAGAGGGTGTGAAAGGATATTTTCAATTTATCCAGTTAAAACGCTATCAGAATTTGAAAGGCATCACGGACCCGGAAGAATACCTTAAAACCATTAAGGCGGACGGGTACGCAACAAGCAGCAAATACGTTGAAAATACCATGAGGATTGTTACACAGTACAATCTGCAAAAGTACGATACGAAAGGGGAAGAGAGCATGGCAAAAAAAGCAAGTGCCGTATTAAGCCAGGCAAGGGCCTGGATTGGGAGAAAAGAAGCAAACGGAACACACCGGGAAATCATTGATGTGTACAATGCCCACAGACCACTTGCCAGAGGGTACAAAGTAAAATACACAGATGCGTGGTGTGCAACCTTTGTTTCTGCCGTAGCCATTAAATGTGGACTGACAAGCATTATTCCAACGGAATGTGGTTGCGGACAGATGATTGAATTATTCAAAAAACTGGGAGAATGGCAGGAGAGTGACAGAAGAACGCCGAAGCCTGGGGACGTTGTATTTTATGACTGGGACGATACGGGAACCGGGGACAATACCGGGTGGCCGGACCATGTGGGCATTGTGGAGAGCGTAAGCGGCGGCAGCATTACAGTTATTGAGGGAAACAAGAACAATGCCGTGGAACGCCGCACGCTTTCCGTAAATGGCCGTTACATCCGTGGGTATGGCGTACCGAAGTATGACAGCGAAGCAGGGACCGGGACCACACAGCCGGGAAAGAGCGTTGCAGAGGTAGCCAAAGAAGTAATTGCAGGAAAGTGGGGAAACAACCCACAGAGAAAAGAACGCCTGGAAGCCGCCGGGTATGATTACCAGGCGGTGCAGAACCAGGTAAATGCGATACTGAACGGCAATGCAAAACCACAGAAGAGCGTTGCAGAGGTAGCCAAAGAAGTAATTGCAGGAAAGTGGGGAAACAACCCACAGAGAAAAGAACGCCTGGAAGCTGCCGGGTATGATTACCAGGCAGTACAGAACAAAGTAAATCAGTTATTGAAGTAAAAAGAAACACTTCCTAAAGGTCAAAGGAAAAAGAATATGTCACACAGGGCACGTCAATAAAAGGCGTGCCCTATTATTTTTTACTTTATAAAAATATCCCGTGATATGTATTGACATATCCCGGGATATGTGATAAGATAAAGACAGTTAAGGAAGAGCCTTAACAAATACATGGGCAAGCATAGAAAGGAGATAACATGGAAGAGAACATGACAGATAAGCAAATGGAAGTCATTTTAAATCTGGTAGCCGATAAGTTCAGCAATTGCAAGAACATGGAAGAGGTTGCCAAGGCCGTGCAGGAAGTCAGAAACATGGCAAAAAAAGAAAAGCCTAACGAATAGGCTTTAGAGGAACAGAAAGGGCGGTGGACTTGCCAAAGCCGCCCAATCCGTTAAAACTATTATAAAAGGATTGTGGAAGAATGGCAAGACCAAAGAGTGAAGAATTTAACCAGATTAAGTACCAACATGAGTACAACAAAAAGAACTATGACAGAATAGAAATAACAGTGCAAAAAGGAAGAAAGGCAGTAATAAAGGAAGCGGCCCAGGCAGCAGGGCAAAGTGTAAATGAATTTATAAACCAGGCAATTGATGAACGAATGGGAAAAACAGAATAAGCAGGAGCCGGGGCGGACATTATGCCGCCCGGCAATTAAAACGGCCACGCTGTCCATGGGCGGCGTGAGGGTCCGAAGCCCCTATAAACAGTTGACGGGTTGCAATGGTGGGCGTTGCGGTGTAGGTTGACAAGTTACAGCCAGGGTTTAATGAGAACCGGGCGGCGTGCAAGCAGGACAGGCAAACAGGCGGCACGCCTGGGCGGTTGGGAACCGTCCTAATCAAAATATAGAACTGGGAACCTGGACCCCACAACGCCTATGCTATTGTATCAAAAAAAGAAGATTGTAAAATAATGTGGAAAATCGTATAATAAATCACATAGAAAGAGGGGAAAGCAAACAGAAAGCGAGGAATTTAACATGGGAATACTTAGCAAACTATTTTCAAAAAAACAGGAACTCCAGAGGATAGAAAAGCCGGAAGTAGAAATAGAAAGCAAGGAAGTAGAGCCGATAGAACAGGGAAAGCCGAAGAATGTTATAAAAACGCAGAAGTTCCGACTAGACAACCTGGAAGAACACATGAAAGATGTTATGGAAATTGTTGATAAAAACGAGGACTATAAACTTTCTAAAAAGGCTTTGATTGAAGATTGCAGAGATGATGAAAAAATATTTGAATATGAATTGCTTGCAACACCTACATTTTGTATAGGGGTGGGTGGAGAGATACAAGTACTTGTGCATGATGTCCATATAGGGGATATTAAGCAAGGGAGAAGCACAGAACGGATAAAGAAACTTATTGAAAGCGGAAATATTAAAGACGCAACCGCCAGAGTTTCCGGCGGACAATATAAAATTCTTAGATATGACGGGAACCGCTATTATTTAGATGATTATGAAACAGAGTTTAGCATAACTGTTGAAATTTCTTATAAATCACTTTCCGGGAAGAAATAAAATAGAAAAATAAAAAAGAAGCGGCACGGTGTTTCCGTGCCTGTTTCTACTTTACGGGGGATGAATTTATGGGAAAACACTTAACACAAAGCGATAGAATTAAAATGGAAACCATGTTAAATTCTGGGCATACGCCGGAAGAGGTAGCAAAGTATTTAGGGGTACACAGAACAACCATTTGGAGAGAAAGAAAAAGGGGAGCCTATACACACAGAAATAGTGACTACACAGAAGAAATACGTTACAGCAGTGATTTAGGGCAAAAGGCACATGATTGGAACGCCCAAGGGAAAGGGCGAAGTATTAAAATAGGAAATGATTTGCCACTTGCGGAGTATATAGAAAATAAGATTGTGAATGATAAATACAGCCCGGAAGCCGCACTGGCAGCAGTGGCACAAAGCGGAATTGAATTTAAAACAACAATAAGCGTGCGGACACTTTACAGGTATATTGATGACGGCATTTTTCTGAGATTGACAAATAAGGACTTGCCAGTGAAAGGAAAGAGAAAGAAACACAATAAAAAAGTAAAGGTACAGAAACGGGCGGCAGCAGGGCAGAGCATTGAAAAACGTCCGGGAGAGGTGGAAAACCGGGAAGTGTTTGGACATTGGGAAATGGACACCGTGAAAGGCAAAAGGGGGGTAACAAAGTCCTGTATGCTTGTTTTAACAGAGAGAAAGACCAGAAATGAAATAATAGTAAAATTGCAGGACCAGAAAGCAGAAAGCGTGGTGGATGCCCTGGACAGAATAGAACGGAAATGGGGCGATATGTTCAAAAACATATTCAGAAGCATTACGGTTGATAACGGCGTGGAATTTTCGGATTGCGACGGCCTGGAAAAGTCAGCAATACACCCAGGAGAGAAAAGAACATTTCTGTTTTACTGTCATCCATACAGTAGTTGGGAACGTGGAAGCAATGAAAACACAAATAGACTAATCCGCCGCCATATTCCAAAAGGGGAAGATTTTGACGAAAAACAGGACAGGGACATTGAATATATAGAAACCTGGATAAATAATTATCCAAGGGGGATTTTTGGGTTTCAGACAGCGGCAAAACTCTTTGAAGAGGAAATAAGGAAACTGGCATAATTTTTTTGAAAAACTTGTTGCATAACTATTGACAAAATATAAACTTTGAAAAAAATAAAAAAAGTTCTTGACAAAGACGAAACAAAGTGATATCTTATAGAAGTTGTCGCTAAGAACGACAAAACAACGAACCTTTGACAAATTAATAACATGTTAACCCTGAAAATTTCTTTAA